TTCAAGAACGCCCTACAAATGATGGGTGGCTCTTTGAAAGTTATTGCTAGGCAGGTTAATATGCCAAACAGCGAATCGTTTTATGCAGAGGTTTGATTATGGGATGGACTTATATTTTGAAGTCTTTTTTTGGACCTAGAGAGTTTCTAGAACACTTCCAAGAAAAGTTGGGAGGAAATATAGTTTCCAGCGAATCTCGTTCTCATAGAACTAGAAGTAGTAAAAGAAACAGAAACTCTAGCGAAACTACTCTACAGCATTCTAATGGATTTCTAAAAGTAGTTTCCAAAGGAGGAAAGTACTATATTAGCAAGGACAACGCTGTTATTGTTTCCGGACTGTCTCTAAAAGAACTACTCCCTATAGTTGAAAATAATTTAAAGGAGTAGTATGTCACAAGATTGGCGAGATATTCTTACTATTGATGGGATGCCTAAATCATCCCAAAGAATAGTGTATGAAATTCTAAGGTACAATCCTAAGATTAAGTTCAATGGATTGAAGAATTCTTTGAGCAAAAGGAAAAGAGTTAGTGATAGGGTTTTGAAGGAGTTTCTAAGGAATGCTACTTGGATTAAAACTACAAAACATACTGACGGTACGAAACTATATCAACTCAGAGAGTGATTTTATGTGGCAAGATATACTCAAAGACATTGAATATCTCACTGAGAATGCTATTGATGTTAAAGTAGAGGGTTTTAAAACCGCAGTTGAGAAAGGCTATCCTTCGGTGATTACTCCCCTTACAGCAGTAACCGAAGTTAATGATGGGAGAATAGACGGCTTTACTTGTTTCAGCGATATGGGTAAATTCTATTTTGTGGGTGTCGCTGAAGTTTTTGAACATGCCACAGGTAAAGGCGTTTATTCTAAACTACTAGAAGAAAGGAATAATAAAACTAAAGGTAAGCCAAGAATAACACTTCTTAATCCTCTTACTGATAGAGGAAGACAGATAGTAACAAGGATGGCAGAAAAACTAGGTTTCAAAGTGACTGAGTATTCTCAAGTAGAAGACATAATGGATGAGTCTACATATAGGCAAATGTCAATACTAACCATGTATCGTTATCCGACTATAGGAGAAGAAGTTAATAGCGATAACCTTGAGAGAATGGCAGGAGCCGTAACTACTACTGCACCGGCACATGCTAAGTTATTCAAACCTGCATATCGCACTAGAAAGAAAAAGAAGGTGGACTAATGGTAAAGGTCAATAAAAAAACGGCTAAGGTAGGGGACGCTACTATTGAGTCTACTGGGGTTTTGATAACCTTCCCTAAAGATTTCGAGGCATGGGAAACTAAGTGTTCCGGAACCAGTGCTGGCGGAAAGCAAGACATGCTTGAAGCAGTAGAACAACACGCCACTAGCCCTAGAAGTAAGTCCCCGAATACTGGCAATGATGGCGCACATCTTTACTTGGCCGCTATCCGAAAGTTGCTAGAAGAAAAGAAAGATACAGTATATTTTGAAGAAGATGCTGAGAAACTAGAAACTATTTTGAATGATATTGAAGGGCTGAAAGATACTGAAACTTTGAATCCCCAAAACATTAAATTCTCAGTGCCTAGGAAATTCAACAGTAAGAATGGAAACTATGCTCAAGGAGTAAAGAAAGATTCTGTCTATGGACACTACCTTAGCACTTTCAATCATGTCAAAAATAAAACGCCAGATAAGCAGACTGATGGAAGCGGGTGGGTTAGTGATAAGCCTAACACAGCCACGCCTCCAATTTATCAAGCACTATACGGTGGGAAACTAATAACCACAGGATTGGTTGATGTTTTGAAAAAAGCAATAGACGACATTGACGAACAACGCCACTCCATAGAAATTACAACCAGTAAGCCAGCAAGAGCATTAGTATCAATACCAGATTTTCGGGAAAAACTCCAAAAGGCTATGAGTTCTTCTACTACATCGGAAGGGGTTAGTGTTTCTAAGGTCATGCGAAAACTATCCAATAAAGAATTCAAAGTCCCTGCTTCGGGAAAATCTCAAAGATTTTTGGCGAATTACATTAAATCCAAAGAACTGGCAGGAACCATTACTGTTTTTAGGATAAAATTAACTCCAGCCAAGACTAAGAAATTGATGAGTTACTATATGCAGTCTAACATGAGGGTTAAGACTAAGCCAATTATTAAAAGTTGGAAGGAAGTGTTGCTATGACATGGGAAAACATATTAAAGATTAAAACATTGAGCGATAGCGATGGAAATTACAAAGTGTCAGATTTATACAGTCCTTCTAAGTTTAGTGATATTGTTCATAGTGATTTAAATGAATATCACAATATGCGTGATTTTAAAACTATTAGTTTTGACGGCAATCATCCCCATGTCGGAGGCGCACATCAGTATTTTAAACCAAATAATACAAGGGAAGCAGTTTGTATGCAATGTATGGTAAGGATAAATTCTCAATAAAGGAAGTGAAAGAATGAGTTGGAAAAACATATTAAAGAACGATTTAGAAAGCGATTTAAAAGAGGATTTACTAGAGATGATTGCCACCGAATTAGAAAGATTCGGTGAAGATAAAATGCGAGAAGATTATGAAGATGCACATTTTGAATCCGGAGTAGTTAAAACCATAATTGATTTTCAAGACGGATATGAAGGCGAGGAAGATTTAACAGAAGAAGAAATTTTTGAGATGGATGAAGGATACTATACTATAGAATTCAAAGACGATGCTGGAGATTTTGCCTTAGCAGAATACACATACAATGATGGGTATAAAGTCGTTGAAAATAATTTAGACGAAAAACATAGCCTTGAAATGTTGAAAAGAATACAGAAAGGACTACAATATCTTTGAGGAATTATTATGAGAAGAAAGAGTTGTGCTTTATGTCAGCATAGTGATGCTGATTCCATGGAAGCCGACTTAGAATCTCTTGTTATCTCTTGCGATGATTTGGATGAGAAAATGGGCTGGAGAAGTGGAACTTCTGCACAACACCAAAGAAACCACATGGGCGAATTCGTCAACAGTAGTAATCCAAAATGTGCCATTTGCACAGACCCTATGAGAGCAGAATACGAAAGGCAATTACATGAAGGTCTAATCACAGCCGAAGAAGTAAGCGAAGGTCTTGATATTACTAAGGAACAAGTTCACCGGCATATTAAGCACCATCTACAACCAATAGTACAGAAGTCTGCGGCGGCAATTATTGCTAAGAAAGAACTGAATGAAGTGGACATGTTGGCAAATAACATAGGGCTTCTAGATACCAAAATTACTGAGATAGCGTCTAGAGATGATTTAGATGCTAGAGAATTAGATGCTCTTGTTAAACTAGCAAGAGAGATTAGAGAGTCTTTGAAATACATGATGGAGTTCAAAGGAAAACTTGTCCACAAGCGACAAGATACAATTATTGTTGCACAAATGCAGATTGTTCAAGAAGTTTTAGCACAGAATAATCCGCAGATTTGGCTAGACATAAAAAGTAAAATGCAGGAGAGATTACAATGAGTTGGAAAAATACATTAAAGAAAGCCTACGACATAGAAGGAATAAGAAGAATTGACCCGGATTATGCAGATGAAGTAGAGAGAATGGAATACTTCATTAAAAATGAAGAAATAGTAATGAATTTAATTGAAGATATAGAACGATTCAAAAAAGAAAATGATTGGCTCGGCCATAAAGAAGCGGTTGAAAATGCAATAAATAACATTAGTCCACCACATAAAAAAGACGACCATATTTTTAATTATAATATGAGTTTATATAATGTGAAAGACTATGAAGACTTTAAAACAAATCCAATTGCTAGTATGGAAGATGTTTTATCCGAGTCAGTATATTATTTCGGAAGAGAAGGATATTAATGCAGGTGAGATTACAATGAGTTGGGAAGATATATTGAAAAGTGCTTGGTATGTTAGAGATGGAGATGCCCCTTTGCACGACCATGTTCACGAACTACTTTTCTTTATGGCTTACAATGAAGACCCTAAATTAAAACAAGCAGGTGAGGCTTTATTGAATAAATTTGATGAATACTATGAAAGGGTGGAGGATAAAGATAAGTTAAATGACCTTTACTCTCTCGAATTTTTTAGTTTTCAAAGCAACTTAAAGAAACTCGCAAAGGCAGTTACTTCAAAGATGGGATTAAGAGAACAGTATTTGTATTTGATTGAAGCAAAGAGATTGATGTAAGAGAGATTACAATGAGTTGGGAAGTAGTAATCAAGGAACCTTTTGGCAGGGGGAGCGAAAAAGACATTGAAACCCTTCTAGAAATTATAAGGCAATTGGAGGCATTCAAGACCATAGATTACAGCGGTAAAAAGAATGTTGCCCTCGAAGCCCTTAGAGAATTCCGAAAGGAAATAAAATCCAATCTTAGGTTTCAACAGTGACAAACTTAATACTTCATAGTCGTTAGCACAACACAGGGAGGGGTTGTCATTAGTCCAAAAAACTCTACTATTACTATCAAATATGACCCATACCGACTGTTTAGAGATATTCTAACAGAAACCGGAATGGCAGATGTTATTGAGCATTTGGAATCTCCTAGAGCAGACCATTCAAAGGTTACTGATGTTCTTGAACCAATAGATGTTTCAGCAGGAATAAGTACTGGTATCAGTTCTGCACTAAAAGAAAATCAAGAATATGTTTTAGCCGTTTCTAAGTTATCTGAAACACAAAATATAAAAGATACTAAACTGAGAAGGAAGTTGACCTCTGCCCTAACTAAAGTTATGAAGGCTAAACCTTCTGCACAATCATTTGTTGATAAATTAAAAGAGTTTGTTGACAACCCAACAGATGAATTATTGTTTAAAATAATGCCTAATATTATTTCTTCCGGCGGTGCTAATCACATAAACAGGGATTTGACAAAAGCAGATACCGACCCCTATGAACTAGTGGATAAAATAGAAGAAACACAGGCTGGAACTAAGACCCCCACAGAAGAGAATTTTGATTCTTCTCCGCAAGTTGTATTTGGGAAGTTCACATCAACATTTACTGTAGGCAGGAAGCCAGAAGATGATTCTAAAAGGTCGGATGGTTTTGGCCGTACTAAAGAAAGCGGCTTTGAAGGACTCAAGATTGCTGGAAAACTGACAGGGTTCGTGACTATAAATTATGATGCGGAATTGACAGACCGTGAAGGACAAATTAAAGATGAAATAGAAAATGAAATAGAATTATTCAACCAAAATTATGATGAGGCATATGTGACTTTTGAATATCCTCCGCTGTTTAAGGCACTGGTAGGAGAAGGAAAAATTACCTACATTGAATCAAACTACGAATCTAAGGGTAGTGAAACCTACCAAGAAGACATTGATGCAAATGAAGTCTTAGAATACTTTAAATTAGCCGCTAGGCTAAAGAACGGTAAAATAATTCTTCCCGAACTTAAAGACCACAATACTGGAAACGCTCTCTTTATTAAATCTAAATCAGTCAACCCATATTTAAAAATCCTACTGACTTCGGGTGCAGATAGCCTGTTGGAAGATACTATTTCTTCTGTTTCTAATTCATCGTATTTATCGGAAGATGCAATAAAGGAAGTCTTTGACGAAGTAGATGAAACTTCAACTTATTTAAGAAACACTAGCAAAGCAACTACATCTAAAGACACACCGAATAAACAAAACCTCTGGGATACTATCAAGAAGGCTATTGTGGCTATGAAAGAAGATAGCGATACTCCTTCTTGGGTTACGGGACTAGATACAGACACACAGAAGGCTCTTAAAAGCCAAGCCGACGACATAACTGAGGAACAATTGAACTCTGTTTCTACTGTTGAAAATTTAGTCAATATCCCGTTTGACATAGATGAATTCTTGACTGGTGAAGTTCAACACGCAATTGGCCAAATAGATAATGCCCCCGAAACTCGACTACCTGCTTTGAATAACAAGTTAATGGCTGGTCTTTTAAAAGATACTACCGAGAGAGCAGTGTTTTCTATTCTTAGTCAAAATCCGGAAAATTTAGAATATGATGGCTCGGCTTTAGACAATGCTTACAGTACCGTCACTAATGTTAATGTGGCAATGAGAATTCTTTTGAATTTTGCACATGTGGGGAGTACTGATATAGATTCTACAGTGAAAGATTTAGTTTCTACAATGGTTAATTATACAAAAGATGGAATCATAGATGCAGATGAAGGCGACGAAATTGCAGATAAAATTGAAGATTTTATTGATGAGTTGAGTGACTCCCTTTCTAATTTATTGGCTGAAATTACAGAGTCTATACGCACTAAGTTAATGGACATTATAAAAAGACCAACCTATTACACTAGTAAAACAGAAGATTCTCTAATGGATGATTTGATGGGTATTGGTATTATACGGGAGGCACAGTAATATGGTGATGGGTGTTGATGAGATTTCGGGACAGATTATTCCTAGCCTCAATAAAGATGTAATTTTTACCATGGCTAAAGTCAAGGGAAGCCCTAGAAGATACATCAAAACTTTGGTTGAAAACAAGGTAGATGAGATTAGCCAAGACTCTAGAAAGAAAGGCAATAGAATACCTAGAACTACTATCAAAGAAGCAAAGAAAAAAATTCTTCTGTCTTTGATGGAAGATTATAAGAAATTAGGTGAGATGGAATACCCTGTGGAAATTGAAGACCTTCCCGATAAAGAAAAGGAAGAAGAAAGAGAAACCGCAATCAACAACATTCTTTCTAAAGTATTTTATGGTATAACAATCAAAGGCAAAAAGATAACTATGATGGAATTATCTAGAACTTTTTCTACTTCCGATGTAGAAGTTTCTTCTAAAGGTGCTTTTGGTAGGAACCAAAATCCCTTAAAGAGTTCCGATAAAATTCGTAAAAAACTTGAAGAAAGAAATTTGAATGCATTTGAAACAGATGATTTGAAAGAAATGTTTAGTAATATAGAAACCGTTCTAGATGGAATTGATGAATGGTATTCAGAATCATCCGGTGGTGGTTCATTTGAAACTAAAGTGAGAACGGCTGGAGATGAAAAGAACACAGTAATTGATGTTAGAGATAATATCTTGCAGTTAATGGGCAATCAAAGGTATGCAAAGACAAACACTAGAAAGGCAATATATGCCAGTTGGAAAAAGGTACACGAACAACATAAAACGGTAGTAACCAAAGTCAATAGTTTAGTGGTTTCTCTTAAAAAACAAGACATAGATACTAATGAACTAGAAGATAAAATTAAAGAATTTTCTAAGGAAGAAAATAATTATGTTCAAGAATTTGACACAGCCCGAGTGGACAAGGCTACTAGATATGCAGATACTGTTTTAGCATTTTCACAAGGATACATAGAAGAAGAATTTGGATTTTCTGTTAATAATGATGGGGAAGTATTTATCACAGATGGTGTAGAAGAAGGAAGTAAAATAAAAGAAGAACAACAAGAGTATAGCGGAGAACTTCCTATAGTAATAGACCCTCTAGGATATTCCTACATTAGTTCTTATGTTTATGGTATTTTTTTGAATCCGGAAGACATTCCAATGGTAAAAAAGTACAGCATTAAGTTCATGTCAGAAATGGGCTTTGAAGACATGGAAGACAAGAGAAGATTTGAAGATGCATTAGCACTCTTTACTGATGTAAATCCAATCATAGAAGGATTGTTTCTACCCGTACAAATTGTAAATAACAAGGGAATAAAACTAGCCTATCCAACTACAAAGGAAGGAAACAGAATTAATCCTTCCACAGTAGAAGCAACTATAGTGGATTTGCTCACAGCATTAGAAGATGTACTATTTGACCAAAAAAGTTCTAAGGGAGGCAACATTGATGTTACTGGACTGCAATACAGTAAAGACAAAAAAGCCGATAAATACAGAACTGCCTATGGTAAGAAACCTGCCATACCTGCAAAATTAGGTTCCAAAACAGAAGTAGCAGAAGTTATGAAGGCATTGGATGAATACATATACAATCCTCTCATAAATCCTGTAATGACGATGGACTTAGATTTCCCAATGACTAGAAAATCAGCATACAAGTCAATACAAGTTTTAGGTACGGGCGACTATGCTAAGGCATATAGAAAACTAATACAGACTGCACAAAAGAAAACAGTTAAGTTGTTTTCTAATAAGGATTTGGTAGCAATTAAAAAATTCTTAGAAATACTGAATAAACCAAATATAAAAATGTCCGAAGTTAGAGAACAAGGTCTTAAAATTAGACCAGCCATTAATAGGGCATTTGGCAGAGATAGGGAAATAATAAAAGATTTCGATAATGATATGGCTGAGTTCCTATATGCTATTTCACTAAAAACTAGAGAGGCAGTGGGTAGTATTAGATTCAAAGGAGCCACTATAGCCGCAACCGATAAGGACAGTTACACTCAAAAAAACTTAGATGTTCAAAGCACTAATAGAGTTACCGTTCTGTCACTATTAAAGCAGTTCTTCCAAGACCCATCTAATGCAAGTCTATTGACTAAGAGGGGAAGCACCACTGTAAAGCAGATTTTAAGTCTTTTGAATCAACTAAGAAAGAGTGAAATAGAAAATAAGATTCTAGAAACTCACGATTCTCTTAGAATTCTTAAAGGGATGCCTACCTACTTTGGCTTAGGTTCTCTTTCGTCTTTTGACAATGTTTCCGAGATTCTAAAAACTTCCAAGAAAAACTTTAATGTTGATTTAACAAATACAGATGTAGTTAAAATTGTAGAAGAAGTAGATTCTTTCTCAAATATCGCTAAGTCTGTAGGTGTTTCGGAAGAGATAGTGTACTATGTTAAGGCTAACTTCCGGTGAAAGATATGTCTTGGAAAAACATTCTAAAGTCCTTCACTCCATTAGAAGAGTTAGAAGAATGGATGCAAGTTTTCATCAATTCGATATATGAGATGCAAGGTGATTTAAATAAAATTAGTAGGCATTGGGACTACATAACCAATATAATTCAAATGATTGCCTACAAAGGAAAGGGTTCTGACCATAAAGATATTATGAAACTTTTTGGAAAAATTGTCGAATATATCGAGAAGGAATTTTCAAATGGTAAAGAACTTAAAGATAAATTACAAACCATAATTACTAGAAGAAAAGGTGAAAGATATGGATGATATTGAAAACCTAAACTTAGAAAAACAAATGGATATGGAAATATCTAAAAATTCATTTCCTTATTTTTTTGAGCATGTATTAGGTTGGGATTTTGCGGCACACCAACAAGAATGGTTAGAACTAATGGGGGATACTCAGCGAACAGTAATCATTTGTAGTCGTGGTCACGGAAAATCAGTGTTCATGCATTCTTGGGTAGTTTGGAATTTAATTTTTCAACCTCCCCCATATCAAATGCTATACATTTCCTCTAACCAAAAACAGACTATGGTTCACATGAGGGACATTGACAAGGTGTTCAATAACCCCACAATTAAACACTTTAAACCTGCTAAGGGTTGGGCTATTGGAAACATAACTTTGACCAATGGTAATCAAATTTTAGAGCGTTCCGTTGGTTCACAGATTCGTGGTCTTCACCCTCAAGAAATTATTATTGACGACCCTTTGAAGGAGTTTAGTCTGTCTGCTATTCAAAAGGTTACAGATTGGTTTTACGGTGACATGATTCCTACTCTTCACCATTCTGCATCACTTAGAGTTATTGGAACTCCTTTTAGTTACACCGATATTTATTCTCAACTAGAAGAAAATCAAGCATATACTGTTAGAAAGTATCCTTGCTTTAACGCTCTTAACGAACCCCTATGGCCTAACCGTTGGGACTATGATGCTCTCATGGCTAGGAAGGCTGAGATAGGTTCTCTAAAGTTCACTAGGGAGTATTTGTGTGTTCCAGTATCTACAGGAACTTCACTGTTTAATCCCGAGTATCTAGAAAAAGCAAAAAATAAGAGTCTAGTTTTGAAGCCTACTCGAAGAGAGGGCTTCAAGTATTATGTTGGTATTGACCCTGCAATATCTACTGATGGCGACTACAATGTTATCACAGTACTAGAAGTGGATGAACATGACAATAAAAACATAGTCTACATTGATAGGGCAAAAAATGTTGAATTTAGAGAAAACATACAGAAGGTTAGACTGATAGGTAAGATATTCCAACCCGAAGTAGTACTATTTGAAACAAATGTATTTGCTAAATCTTTTACTCAAGAACTGCGAAATGTTTCGGATTTGAATGTTCATGACTTTAACACTACTAGAAAAAAGAAGCAAGACATTATCCTTAATTTACAAATGAATTTTGAGAATGAAAAGATACATCTTCCCTATGCTAATGAAGAAAGTAGGCGTGTAACTACTGCTCTTATCGAAGAATTATCAATGTTTTCTATAACTTCCAAGGGTAAGTTTGAGGGAGTCGGGGCGCATGACGACATGGTTATGAGCCTAGCATTAGCAAACGCCGCCACTAAAACGATTAGTGAAAACTTCTTATTGCTAGACGATTTGGGTATATTCGATGCGCCTAGGACTACTAGTCATGGTGGTATTATGGGATTAAACTTTTAGAGTGATTATTATGCCTACTCCCGAAGAATCAAGAGAAGCGGCTAAACTTCTAAATGAGATGGCAGATTCCCAAGAAAAAGACCTTAAACAAATTGAAGACTTAACCGGAGATATAAAAATGAGTTTGGGTTCCGAACTTAGTGTACTCTCTGAATATGAGATGGTTTCCAAGATAGCAACTACTTACCAATTAAACGCATCTCAAGCAAAAAAACAAATAGAGTCTTTTCCTTCTAGTCATGAGATGTATGGTGAAAACATACCTCAAATAGTCAAGACATTAAGAAAGGCTAGAAGAGAACTGAAAGGCGAAGATAGAAATAAAATGTCTAAAAATATAGACAACATTATTGAAGGATATTCGGAACATCTATCTAAGTGCATAAGCAGTATTTACTGGCTAACTCCTTACAATACACCATTTCTAAAAATGAAGTTTGATGAAGGGGACTTGGCTAAATTATACAGCATGAAACATAGTAATCAAAGAAGGGCTGTAGTTGATTCTATCTGTAAGTATTGGGAGGCAGAACTAGACCAAAAAGAAACTCCATATGGACCTCAGTATTCTTCTTTGCAGAAAGAAATGAATGCGGCCAAGAAACAGTTTAGAGCAGAACTAAAGAAGGTAAGTGTTTCATCTTTGAAGAAATCTGTAAAAGAATTGACTAAAGAATATATCGTAAATGAAGTTAGTGCTAATCAAGGAATATCGGCTAGAGAACTTCATGACCGAATGCCGTCTACATTATACGACAGAAACTCATGGCATACTATTTCTAAGATGGCTAAGTCCGTAGATGTTACATCTGTTTCTGGAAAGTATTTTAGTTTGGATGCAGAAATAAAGAAAAACATTTGGGCTTACACTGCGGCATTTATTGATTCGGATGGTTACATTACAATGGATAGGAACCACAATCCTAGAGTCGGACTGGTAGCCACAGGAGATAGGGGTAAAGCATTTATGACCGAAATACACAAGGCAATCGGGGGAATAGGAAAACTACACCTTGACCAAAAATCTCCACAAGACACACGGCCAGTTAATCGTCTTAATTTTTATTCACAGGCAGAAGTTACAGAACTGCTTACTAAATGCCTACCTCATTTCCGAATGAAACAAGGTAATGCTAATTTGCTTTTAGAACTAATTAGAATGAAGAAATCCTACAAGAAGGCGGATTGGTATAAGGGTCGTTGTGATGAAATTTTTAAGTTAATGAAGTGGGAGAACCATAAAGACCATGTAGGTTTTGATTTTTCTAAGGAAGGTATTTACGCCGACGATATTCAAAAATATACAGACAACTGTAAAATGTCAATGATGGATGAGATGGAAAACATTGGTGGAATCATTGCTAAGAAAGAATTTGGAGATACTTCATTCAAAGCCTATTATAACAAGGTTAAACGCATATTAAAACAGACTACTATGGACAAGGAAGACGAGGACATTATCATGTCTTTCCTAGATGCTGGTATGAAAGACGAAGAAAGCAGTGAAGACGAAATGACAATGATTAGTGCTGGTTTTGCTAAAAACAAAATTGAAGAAGTTCTAACTAAATATGGGAAAAACGAACAACAACTATTTACACAAGAAAATGCCTAGGTGGTTTTTTGAAATACTGTACCAAATGTTATACATGCGATGTTATAGATTTAAGAGCGTTTGGATACTGCAAAGAATGTTGGGAGGCACAAAATAATGACTTGGCAAAAAATACTAAAGAAAGATAGTAGAAGCAAAAGGAAGGTTCCTAAGCATACTTACAAGGCTCCTAAAGGGGTCTATAGCAATCCTAGCCTTAGAGAGAAAATACACAGAAGACTGTGGGCTAAGAACACTCATGGTACTGGAAAATACAAATGGTCTGCTAGAAAATCTCAAGAGTTGAATAGGCTTTACAAAAAAGAAGGTGGCGGCTTTGTCAACAAGAAGTAGTTGGAAAGATGTTTTGAAGGCTTTAACAGAAGCGCAGAAAGACATGGTTGAGTGGAATGAGGAAGAGTGGGGACCACTTACTCCAAAATCCAAAAAGAAAGGCAGATATGGCCCTAAATCACTTAGAAGTTCTTTGACTCCTTCACAAAAAACCGCAGAAAACAGAAAGAAAAGAGCGGGTACTAGAAAGGGGAAACAACATGTTTCTAGAACTAAGGCTGGAAAGAAAGCCTACAAAACAGTAGAAGGTAGATAATATGACTTGGAAAAACATACTAAAGGTACACTGCGGAACAGAAAGGATGGGTAAGCCATGCAACTGCAAAGAGTGTGTAAATAAGAAATTAACACCTAAACAAAGTAAGCATTTAGATAGAAACAAAGACGGTAAAATTAGCCGTGAAGATTTTGACCTACTAAATAAAAAAGAAAAAAATCTAATGAAAGATATTAAGAAAAAAATCCTTTCCACTAATACCAAAAAAGGAGGTGCTTTAGCAATGAAAGATTTGAAACATATTGCTAGTCAAAAAGATTTAGATAAAGCCCTAGCCGAATTAATAGAGGAACGCAAGATGTTTCATCACACCGATGGAGATTTTTATACACATGAGCCGAGTAGTAAAAGACGGGGGCCATTTACTGCATGAGTTGGCATATCATTCTAAAGAATCTAGTTTGCCCAAGAGCAACTCAAGATTTGAAACTCAATACTAAAAATAGAGATAGGGCAGTAAAAGAAAAGTATATTCAGTATGGCCCTCTTAATCTAAACGATGAAAAGTATTGGGAAGAATATGCTAAGAAGTGGAATACCACTGCTGATGTTGCTAAGAAATCTAATTGTAGTAATTGTGTTGCATTTGATATATCCCCAAGAATGGATGATTGTATGCCACTAAATACTGATGAAGATGGCCGCTTAGGTTATTGTTGGATGCACGATTTCAAATGTCATTCTGCAAGAACTTGCTACACTTGGGCTAAAGGTGGCCCAATTGATGATGATAAGACTTCTAAAGAAAACCAATTGAGGGGCGAGAAATGAGTTGGAAAGATACACTAAAGGCATATAACCCCGATGAGATGGATGCTAAGAGAAAAAAAATTCAACAGAAAAATGAGTACCTAAGAAGACAAAAAAAACGGGACGAACAAATAGTTATAGATTTGAAAAGTCGAATCTCACAAAGGGATGCAGATGCTAACTTAATTCGTGATTTACAAACTGATAAAAAAACCACTAAAAGAAGAAAGAAACCGAGGAAAGGAAGCCCACCACCTCCACCGCAAAGAGGTGGAAAGAGATGAGTTGGCAAGATATTTTAAAGAATGATTCCGACTATAAAAGCCGTAAAAAGTATAAGGATTTAAGCCCGGAAAAACAAAAAGAATTAGATGAAAAATATGATAGGTTAATGCCTAAATTACAGGCTAAAAGACGCTCCCTAGAGATTAAACAGTACCAAGCCATGTTAAGAATGCTTGTCGGAAAACATGGTAAAGATTCTGAAGAAGTTTTAGATTTAGGTAAAAAGTTTATGGCTATTAATCCAACAGAAGAAGAAATAGATGGGCTTATGAATTACCTTGAAGAATTACCGGACAAACCTAAGCCTCGCACTCCTATGGATGAATTTAAAGACAGGCAAAAACTATCCCAACAATACTTAGATTCCATGAGGGATGATTAATGAGTTGGGAAAATATCCTTAAAAAGAAGCCCAAGAGCGCAAGGTCAAGGGCTTTAGAAAGAGCCAAGAAGAAAGGGCTTTCCGGTCTTAATAGCCCACAGAGATTAAAAGACGACTCAGGTAAATCACATCATGTAATGGCCTTTGAAGGCAAGAAAGCCAAGTATATTAAGTTCGGACAAAAGGGAGTTAAGACAAATCAAACTGCTGGACAGAGAAGGGCTTTCAAATCTCGTCACGCTAAGAATATCAAGCGTGGAAAAATGTCTGCGGCTTATTGGGCTAACAAAGTAAAATGGAGTGCAAGTAAGACCAAAGAGCCGAAGAACAAGAAGTGGCGTAAAGGCTCCTAAAAAGTTAGGATAGGGCAATCGTCATTAAGGATGGGTATAAACAACAACTGAGGGGAAATACCATGGCTGAGAAGAGAAGGTTCAATGTCGGCAATTTATTCCGAAGGTCTACGCCTAAACCGGCAGACCGTAAAGTGTATAACATGGGCATACAGGAAAGGGAAACTTCCTACAGAATGTCGGCTCCTATGGTCTACAGCATAACCCAACAGTCTGTTATTGTTAGAACTTGCATTACTCAACTAAAGCAAGAAATCTTTAGAAGAGGATATGTTTGGGAAAAAGCATACGAAGCCAAGTGTAATAATTGCACTAAGACACACCAAAGACCAGTCACAGAATGTTCTAGATGTGGTTCTAACGACTTAAAGAAACCTGACGCTGACCAACTAAAATATGCTGAAAAATTCATTGAAGGTTATATTAACAAATCCGAACAATTATTTATTGATGTTCTCAAAGAACTAGAAGACGACCTAAACATAATGGATGATGCTTACATTGTTTTGGTCAAGGAGTATTATCTTGACGGCAATGGAAAAATAAGAATGCATCGCATTAAAGAACTCTTTAGAGGCGACCCAGTTACTATGGCAATATATGCAGATGAACTGGGAATTAGAGGAACCAAAGGCTTTACTTGTATTAACCATAGAGATTATATTTCACATGAACCTCATGAAAACTGCACAGAATGTGGCGGTAATCTATTCCCTATTCATTATGTGAACAGGGCTAATGGAGAGGAACAGTATTACATCGAAGGAGAAATACTTCACTTTAGTAAATACAGTCCCAGTAGGCTGTACGGTCACTCTCCAGTAATGACACTATTTAATCACATTATGACACTCATAGCCATGGAAAACTATGTCAATTCTTCATACACTAAGAGCAGAATGCCTAGAGGATTGCTTGCAGTTCAAACTAGAAACATGGAATCAATGGCTAGTTTTTGGAGAAGTGTGAAAGAACGAATGGAGCAAGACCCGCACTACATCCCAGTTATGGGAATAGAAGCAGACAATGGTAAGGGGTCTGTAGAGTGGATTAAGTTTATGGACAGCCTAAAAGAAATGGAATATGTCGCTGTTAAGGATGATTTAAGAGATAGGATTTCTGCGTTCTACGGAGTTAGCAAAGTCTTCATGGCAGACAATACTACTAGTGGCGGTCTTAACAATGAAGGAATGCAGATTCTAGTAACTAATAGGGCAGTACAAATGGCACAAAATGTCTACAATAATTATGTTTTCCCGTTCCTAACTAAGCAGTTTGGTATAACAGATTGGAATCTAAAACTGCCTCCTTCGGAAGAAGAAGATGAAATCGCAGGACTTCGTAAGAGAGAATTAGAAGTTAGTATTGCGGCGGCAGTTAAGAATCTAGGCTTTGAAGTAGAGATGGATGAAGATGGCAACTTTACTTACAACAAGCCAGAGCCAGTACAGGAACCACAAGACGAAACTAAATCACTAGATGCCTCACCTAACCCGTTGGCAGGGTCTAACTTAGACCAGAGGGATATGGATGAGAACATGAGAACTATGATGGAGGGCGGTTCTAAACCACAAGAGAATCCTGCTACCACAAGAAATAAACCATCTATGAGCGTAGGGCCGGATAAGCGCATGACCGGATTACCAGCAGATGCGGGTAATCAAAATGTGGATAGAAGAACTGAAAGGAGAATACCATAATGACAGAAGACACAGCACAAAAAGAAAGAAGATTGGCTAAAGAATTGGCACAGGTTAGAGCAAGACGAGCCGCAGAAGATAGAACCCCTACAAAATCTAGGGACTATTCAGTAGGTGGATTGCCTCCCGACACTACCCACAGGGCTACTAGAAGTAGTGCAGATACTCCCGATGTAATTCAACTACCTGCTAAGAAAAGAAAGCGCACTGAAAACAAGTGGTGAAGTTTTTGTTACTAAAGGCAACAATACCTGCGGAAGAAGTTAAAAACTTCACCAAAGAAATTGAAGAGCAAATAAAACTTATTAAAAAGGTTACGAAAGTATCCTATGAAGTTGAAAATGTCAAAGAAAAGGCCAAAGTAATTTATCCTAAAAAGAGTGAACTAGATGCTCTAGAAGAAGCAGTTGATTTAGATAGTACTAAAGAAATCGGACAAAACTCTCAAACACTATCTTCAAAGAAGGAAGAATATTACTCTTCTAAAAAACTGTTAGAATATGAAGAGGGTCAACTAGAGGCTCTATCATTAGATGATGAAGAATACGCAGAACAAGTTCTTGAACTAGAATCCGCAGTGAATGCTCATAATAATGTAATAGCCTCATTTGTAGAAGAAAGAGTAGAATTTCTAATACGCCTACTAAAATTAAAAATTTATTTACACGAAGAAAAAGAAAAAATCAAAGAAGGAACTAGGCCTATGAGCGCACAAGGAGGGTTCTCTCCAATAAAAATAGGAACAGAGTCACAAAAAAATGAAAGTCCCTTTGAAGTATTGTATAGTCCGGAACAGGCTAGTAAAATCATTGAGGAAGTAACTAGTTTGGCCGAATATCTAATGGAAGTAACAGAACCAGAAAAAATAAAACAATCTCTAATGGACATGATACGAAACACTCTTATTACCTTCAATGAAGTCAAAAAGGCTAAAAAAGAGAGAGCAATGTCTGTAGAAGAACAGGAAGAAAGACAATTCCCACCACAAAAAGGAGAAGTTACAGAAGCCATAACAACCAGAATAGAAAACGCTAGCCAATCTCTTCAAGCAACATATGACAAGTTCAAAGTCGAATTAAACGAGAGAAGATATAGAGGCAAAAAACTACCTAAACCAAAAGAAAGCACTCAAGAAGAAATTTTGTCGGAGAGGCTGACTAGACTCATAGACATGATGAACAGAAAGACCATACCTCCCATGGAAACTCCAATGGAAAGTTCAATAGTTTTGAAAATTAGAAAACAAATGAATTTAGAAGTAGACTTGCTTATGTCATATTCTGGAAATGATAACACAGTAAAAAGTAGGCTCAGTGCTATCCAAAGTTTGCTTTTTGATATGAGTTTCAAAGAAAGAATAGAGGCTAAAAGACAACCAAGAGAAACCAAAAAAGACCATGCAAAGAGACTAGACAAACTGAAAGAAAAATACGGTAGTAAGTTTGAAATTTTTAGAGAAGAAGCAAGGGAACTAAAAGTACCTAAAGAAACAATTAGTGAGATTGACAAAATAAACAAAGCCATAGAAAAATACATTTCTAAGATGAAAAAGGGCAATAAATCAGAGGCAAATACTATTCTTGAAGAAAAAATTTTAGGTGATTATTCTAGAACTGTAGTAGCAAACAGAATAAATTATCTAGAACGAATATCGTCAAACAGGTGGAAGTCTGAGGCCAGACGATTTAAATTTAAGAGTACTGGTAGCAATAAAGGTAAGTTTAATGAAATGGGTGGAGAACTAGCAACCGGAAAACAGAAGGAAAAAACTCCTGCCTATAGGTACACTGATTCTTACAAGGGATATGCTAAGTTAATTGACGGCGCAAATAAATTACATGGATTATTAGAAAATAAAATAGAAGATAAATCTGTTATTGATTTGATAAAAGGAAATGTTAGATTATTGAATCCTAAGCAACTTAAGAGAATTGAGGCGGCATATGGTAGAACTGTAGAAGGGGAAATAAAAACAGGTGGTGAGTATGAAGGCAATAGGCCAGTAACACCACTAGAAGCACAATTTGACAGGGAAATGTCGGCCAATGCTGAGGCAAAATTACAAAGAATACTAGAAGGCAAAAACAAGAAAGAACTTATCGAAATGGCTAAGGTAAGAAATGTAGGTCATGAAGGTACTAAAAAGGTCATAATCCAAAACATTATGCAAGGAAAGCCTCAAGAGGAAGAGCCATCTAGCGAAGATATAGAGGGGGAAGAAGAGTGACTTGGGAAACCGTTTTAAAACAGCCAGAAATTATAGAAAAAGAGAACAGTCCTATTTTGGATTCCTTGGACTCTAAGAAAACTAAGCGGCTTAAGAAAATTCTACAAACCGCTGAACCTACTGAGTACTTCGGACAAGACTTTACTAGAATGGGGGAACTCATTGATGTTCTTCGTGAACTTGATTTGGTTAAGACAGACACCAAGATGAAAAAGAAGTTCGTGAGTATTGATGAAAGAAACATTGATATGGTTGCCCTTTCCAGCAAACTACGAAAGGAATATGAAGTTCTCTACCGTCAACTTAGAGAAATTGTATATCCAAAGAAAAAGGGGGATTTAAGAAATGAGTGAAACAAGTGAAGACATGCTAATCATACTGAAAGAATTGGTCGGAAGAATAAAATCATTAGAACAGGCAGTCTACGATAAAGACAACCTTCTAATGAAATCCGGATTAGTAGTGGTTGGTGGCCCAACGCCATCTATGAATAACCATGCAGTACCAAGTTCCGACTCCATTCATAAAATGTCGTGGGGCGACATAGATAAGTTCGTAAATGGGAGAGTTTGATATGCCGGAGAAAATGACAGAAGAGGAAGCACGAATTAGCCGAGCAATTAGACTTGTTCGTAAAGCAAAAGAAATTCTTCAAGAAGAAGATAAAAACAGAATGCCTTATGATTCAGAAGAAGATAAAGAAGCGAAAGTTAAGAAACCCAAGGCAGAAAAAGATGATACTAAGATTGAGAACAACACAGGTACTCATTCCGGATATGGTCTTGCTGGAGATACTAACGACGCTTGAGTGATTCGATGGCAACCACTGGTTTGATGTTCGAGAAGGATAAGGCCCCTATCTCTAACGAAATTCTAACTCTATTTGAAGAAGTAAGGGTTGCTTATCTTTCTGCTAGAGCAGACCCAAAAGAATACGGCTCTAGATGGAGAAAGGCTATAGAAAAAATAGAAGAGGCATATGACAGTATTTCTCCTTTAGGAAAAGAAGTCAAAGAATACTTAGATGAGCGGCATATAGAAGCCGACGATGCTAGTAGTCCTAGTAGCGGCACTGCTAAAATTATTTATGAGTCTATTAAACAAATGCGATTTGATTCGGAAAATGTAAATGACCCTTTCTCTAAAAAATTAAAAGGCAAGGTATTGGAAAGCCTACTTACTGATATTGGTATTTTTATTAAATTTATTCATTATGCCATTAGGTCGGATGATGATGCTTTAGTAGAAGACGCATACACTAAATTTGAATACGAAGCAGACAAAATTACTGATGGTCTAGAAGGACTAGACTTAGCGATAGAAGATGTTCCTCTATTCATAATTGAACATTATGGTGATGATAAGGATAGTAAAAAAGTAATGCCTAAATTTAAGGCCGCTCTTGCTGAATTAGAAAAGATATTTTTAAGCAATAAAAGCGAAGAAGACTGGAAAGATTTAGTTAGAGTAGAACTAAAAAAAGCAGAAAAGTCCGAGGAAGAAAAGGCCACTTCTAACTTTATTGTTCCAAATAAGCCAATGTATCGTATCTTTGATATTGAAGATATGGAAGAACTACAAGGTTTTTCTGGCGACTATGTAGTTCAAGAAAAGTATGACGGTATGAGGATACAGATACACAAGATTGACGGAAAGGTACAAATCTTCTCATTCAACAAACAGGACATTACAGATAAGTGTGCTGAACAAGTGGCAGAACTAAACAAAAAATCATACGGAGATTGTATTCTAGATGCTGAGTTAATTCTGTTCGAGGGAGATAACTCCCTACACCGAGCAGATACTATTGCTCATGTGTTCAAAAATAAATATCCCGATGCTAAACTAAGGGCGCATGTTTTCGACATAATGAGACATGAAGAAAAGAATTTGACAGATGAAGAACTAGAAGTTAGAATAAATACTCTGTTTAATAATTACTCTTCCAAATCATCACAGTCTATAGAGTTCCCTTCTAAGAAAGATACTAGAATTGCAGATTCATTAAAGGATATAGAAGAATATGCTAAAGAGATTATGGAGATGCCTACCGCTGAGGGAGTTGTCATTAAAGATTTAACTTCTACTTACTTTATCGGAACTAAGAAAAATCCTAAGTGGGTTAAGTGGAAGAAATTTGTAGACTTAGACATGATGGTTCTAGATAAAAAGTCTACAAAATCTAACCTATTCTCTTACACTTTAGGAGCAGGTCCAGTACTAGAAGAAGATAAGAACACAGTAGAGATGGATGGAGTTCTTTATATGAATGTTGGAAAGGCCCTCAATACTAAAATTGATGTAAAGGTCGGAGAAATTATTAGAGTTAAAGTAGATGAAGTCAAAGAGTCGGATGGTAAATTTACTCTATTCTCGGCTAAGGTAATTGAAGTTCCCGAAGCCGCTACGCCCGACAAGATAGTTACTTTGGAGTTACTATCTAAAAACACAAAACCTTCCCTTAAATACAAAGTAGAGGCCCTAAAGAAAGGAATAACCATTACAGATAACATTCACGGTTCCGCTACTATTATTGCCAAGGCTATGGATGGCTTCACAGTATATGGATTTAATGAGAACAACTTAATGTCGAAGAACGCTATTGTTGATTTAGATATGTGGAAGCAACAGGCAGAAGATACTCTCAAGACATTACAAGGAACTCTTAGAGCCGCTATTGTTAATCAAATTAAGGCTAAGGGAAGAGAAAATCTAACTAAAGGGACTTTAGGGTTGAATCTGACAGAAGTACATAATTTCCTTGTTGCCAACCATCCTAGTGAATATGAAAGCGTCCTTGACAGTAATAGAGAATCATTAGGAAATTTTATTGAGAGTTCCGAACACACTAACCTTCAAAACGGAATTGCTACTATTGATGATACCGTAGTACAGAAAGAAGTAGATTCTAATTTAGGAGAATTTAAGGTCTACACTAGAAAGGACGGTAATTTAGACTTTATTATTAATTACAAGGGTGAAAATCTGTCTTGGTATATTGATTTAGATTCCGATGATGATATTTTTTCACTGTTTGGTAAAGCCACTAAGTTTCCCGCAGAAATATCTACAAACATTTCTAAAGAAAAATTAATTGATACTGGAGAAGTAGAGATTGGAGTTCAAAGACATGGTTATCATGAGTACATTCTAAATGGAAATAAGTTTGAAACTAAGATTCATTTTAGAGTAGTAGAGGATGGAGATAAACCTATGTGGATTGTTTGGACTGGATACGAACAAAAGCCAGTAGATAAAGACACAGATGAGGGTATTTGGAATATCTATGAAGACAAATATAAGGGTCTTAAATACAGAAAAGATACCGAAAATACCGAACTTATTAAATAGTGTACTTTAGACAACAAGGTTTGAACCCAATGTCTACTATCATGACTGCAATACCGGAAACTGAGTTTTCCATATTGAAGGCATCATCGGACGAATTGATGATTGGTGGCTATGCTTCCATAGAAATGGTAGACAAGCAAAACGACTTAATTACTCTAAAGGCTCTAAATGAGGCAGTTAGTAAATTCATGAAACACAACAAGTTTCGCAATGTTATGACTAACCATTCCAATGTTCAAGTTGGAGAGGTAGTCGAATCCCATCGAGATAGTAATGGAAAACTATGGAAAACACATGTAGATGATGTGGGATTCTTTGTAGTAATTAAACTACGAGATGATATTGAAAAAGCAAAGGAAATAAATCGAGGCATTCGCAAAGGGTCATTGAGGTCTTTTAGCATAGGTGGGCAAGCACTACAAAAAGTGAAGAAACACCACGATGAATTAGGGGAGTATAGTGAGATAAGCAAACTAGAACTCCACGAAGTCACAATATGTGAAAAAGGAATCAACCCCGAAGCGAGGTTCGATATATTAAAGGAGGACAAAACAATGAACAAATTGGAAAAAGCATTGGCTGAACTAGATACTCTTCTAGAAGAAGTTAATACGCTACGAAAAGAAGAAGAACCGTCAATGGAAGCAGGTGGAAAACCTCATCCTTTGGACGAGAAGATGGAAAATGAAATGATGGATACCGAAGTAGAGTCTACGGAATACATGGATGATGAAAGGAAGGCTACTACTCTCGACGGAAACGATGAGGCTAACCTTGGCGGTGCTGGAGAGTATATTGAACAAGCCGGACTTCAAGCAAAGAAGGAAGGAATGGTTTCTAAGACCTTCGCTAATGAAGAATTTAGTACTCTCAACCTAAGTGTTGCTAACATTGAAAAAGCATATCAACAGTACAGGGCAGAACAACTAGAGAAGGCAGGACTTACTTCCCTAGAACAAACCTTCGCTAAGAGATTCGCTACCGAATCTAATGACCGAGCAGACATGGTTGCTAAGTCGGAATACGACGCACAATCCGAGATTGCTCAACTTACAAGCCAGTTTGCAGACCTAAGAAAGTCGCTAGAAACTGATACTAACATTCGCAAGGCAAGCGTAGAAGCCGCTACATCGACTAAGGTTTTCTCTACACAAGAGATTGCAGATATGTCTTGGAGCGATATTCATAAGGCTGTTGGCGGAAACATTTGAGGTGAATTAAATGGGATACATTAACACGATAAGAGATTTAGAAGCGGCGACATACGGACTACCTGCCTTTGGCGGAAACTCTGTATTGAAACAAGCAGGTGCAGTTCAAGGACTACACACTGCACACGACATTGCAGATGCTGGAGCAAACGGCCTAACTGGTATTGGAACCACAACTGGTTTCTACAACCAACTATTTGGACAAAAGGTTTGGTCTATGCTAAACCGAGAAGTGAACGCTCTTGCTATGGTTAGTAAGCGGCCTTACAACTCATCCGGTTGGAGAATTCTTAAGAGCCGACCCTTTGGTGGTTCGGACTCTAAACTTGCAGTTGACATTACTGGTGATACTACTGGTAGCGGTGTTGTTGGTATTGGTGGCTCTGCGCCACACGCTGACCAAATTGGTGGTGTTCCGGAAAACGCAGGACTTTCTACTGCGGCAGATGGACTTGGCTCTATGGCCCCAACTTACGCTCAACTCTTTATGAGTCCTAAGACTATTGCACATCAGTTCGATATTTCTGAACTCGCAATGGAAATGGCTCAAATTGATGATGGACTTGGAGATATTCGTTCTATCATTCGTGAAGACATGGGTAAGGCACACGCAGAAGCACAAAACAAGATGCTCCTTATGCCTCTTGGTGCTTATGGTGAAGCGGCGGCTCTAGCAGACATTGAGCGAAACTACACTTCCTTGATGAAGGTAGTTTCAAGCCGAGCAGAACTTCTTGCTGGTGATTCTACTGTTCTTTGGACTGATGCGGCTAGCGCAACAAACAACCTTGGTAAAATCTACGGTGATGAGCGACACTCTGCCGCTTCATTCCTTGATGCAGAAGTGGACTTTAACAGTTCTTACGCCGCATCTTCGGTTCGACCACTAACTCTTACTTTGCTTAACAACATGATTCGTAACTTGCGAATTGCTGGTGGTTCTCCAAAGGTTATCTTGACTGGATACGATACTATCCAAGCAATTGCAGACCTACTACAGTCTCAAGAGCGATTCATGGACCGCAAAGAAATCATCCCTACCGTGAACGGTGTTCGTGGTATTAAGGGTGCAGAAGTCGGTTTCCGTGTGGCAACTTACTACGACATTCCTTTGATTCCAGTTAAGGATATGCCCGCTACTGCTAACGCTTCGGATACTACTGCAATTAGTGATTTGCTGTTCTTGGACACAGACCACTTGTGGCTATCGGTTCTTAAGCCTACTCAATACTTTGAAGATGGTGTTTCTAATGGGAACCCATTCGGTGTTGGTCGTCTTGGCAACCAAGCACTCTACCGAACTATTGCAGAGATTGGCTGTTCCTTCTTTAAGGGACAAGGCAAGATTACCAATGTGGCTTGAGGTGGTAAAGTGACAAACGCTGTTACTTTAATCGCTGACCATAAAGGTATAGCAAAGCCATTCGTTGTGGGACACCAATATGTCTCACTAGCGAGTGTTGCTATTTCGTCTTACCGAACAGGCTCTCCTGCTACTGCGGCTAACCAAACCCTTGCGGCGGCTGATGCTGACCCCGATACTATAACAAGAGCGGCTGGTAATTTTATTACTGACGGATTTGTTGTGGGTGACTACGGAACTTTGTCGGACTCAACTACTGCCAATGATAAGGTCGCTTTTAAAATTGCTACCATAACGGCTACTGTTCTAACTGCTGACCCTGTTGGTACTTCCGGAACGCTTGCGGCTGATAGCGGAGGCAATGAAGAATTTACCCATGCTGGTGAAAAACTTCTAGCGGCTGACTTTGGATTGGCTACCTTCACACAAGTTGAGGTTTCAAACCCATCTATGCTAAACTTCAATTACACTGTGGGAGCCATCAGTTCGGACGGTACATTCTGCTATCTTTACTGTACTAAACTAGGCTCTGTTTTAACGGACGGCGTAGTTGCTTTGGCAGAAAATGTAGGGGCTGTTACAGTTCGTGCAACAGGACTTCTTTGAGGTGTTTGTTTGGCAACCATCCGTTTAAGTGAGTCTTGTACGGTTCCAACCATGAGGCTACGAAACGGGGCAGAAGGTTTTATGGAAGTAACGAAGGTCGAAGATGTTAAAATCTCGGCCTTCGTTGCTTCACATTACATTGGTGGTAAGAACTGTACGGTTGAATTTACTTCCGAGGATAGAGAAGATATTGAAAATCTACCTAGTCGAGAAAAGGCTATGTTGTCAAAATATCTTAGACTACCTCAAGAAGCACTTGCTAACGCACTAGCCCCCCTACCTCCTAAGAAAACTGTTCCGGAAAAGTTGAAGGCGACTGCTAAAAAAGCAACCGCCAAGAAGTCTGTTTCTAAAAAGACAACAAAGAAGACAGAGAAAGAAGAATAGTTCCGCAACCTTCAATAAGAAGTTGTGGCTAGCCTTAGACATAAAAGGTGAGATTATGGCAGATACAAGCAGAAGCAGTGGGGTGTTGGGCGCAAGCGCAATTATCTCTAAAAACCAATGTAGACTTAAGAGTATTCACGCTAATTTAGTGATTGTTGGTAATGCGGCTGTGACCGTCAAGGTATTCGACGGACAGGACAATAGCGGTACTGAAATTGCTAGAATTCACAATACAACTACAGGCCAATACAACCTAGAATATGACATGCATGGTGTTCTATGCACTGGTGGTATATTCTTGGAGATTGCAGAAGCCAGTTCTTCCACTGCACACATTTCAGTGGAATTTAATTGAGGTGAGTACTTGCCAGCACTAAATCACGACACTCGTTTGATTATGACTATCCTATTCGTAGGTACGGTTAGCGGAGCAAATGTTTTCTTTTATGCTAAGTTCGGTCTTAATTTCCCGTACACTATCTTGATGCATGGAGTATTGTTTGGACTCATTACTGTTGGGGCTGTCATGGTCATGAAAGCACTATTTGATTTGGCACTAAATGACAAAATAGAGATGTGGCTTTTAGACCGAAGAATTACTGCTTATTGGCAAAGAATCGCTAAAGATGAACAGCAGAGAAAGAAAATGCAAGACTCTTTGAAGACTTTCCAAAGTGAAAACGGTACTTCTAGAATACCTCAAATAGCCCCAGTATATGAAACAGAAGGTGTTTCTTCTGACTTTTTAGCCACCCTACAATGAGGTGGTTAGATGTTAGGATTTGATGAATCTACAATTGCTTACGACCTACAAAGAGCGCACTCAGCCGACATTTGGTTGATGCAAATGAGGTTTTGGTTTTGGGGTTTAACTTGCGTGTTTTCTTCCTTTTTAGTTGGAAACATAATGGGGGTTTTTGAAATAAATGTCATGGGTTGGCTTATTAATAAAACAGTAAATCTTTGGGATTACTTTTGGCATTGAGGGATTACATGTCAGTACTAGCCGGATTTGCAGTAGTATGCATAGAGGCTACAGTAGCATTTTACAAAAGAATACACGCAATACAGTTTGGAATATATGGGGCTACAATGGTAGGTAAGACTACTCTTCACCATCAGTTGCGTACTAGAGGGGAAGTTCCCGACATAAAACAAAGAACTGTAGGAAAACAAAGAGCCACTAGAAAAGTGATAAAATTAGACGGTGAGGTTCACACTGTAAAAACCGCAGATATGGGCGGTGAAGCAATTTATTGGAAACAGTGGATGCAAGACATAAAGAATAGAAATGTCAAGTATGTTATCTTCGTAATAGACCATAGACACTTAGATTCACCTGCTAATTTAGACCACCAACTAGCATGGAAATTTTTAGTAGACGGTATTTGTAGTGATAAGTGGCCCAACGGAAAAAAGAAAAAGAACAATGATTATCCCTTGGCTGTAGGTATTTGGGCAAATAAATATGATATTTGGGGAGAAAAATATAAGGAAGAAGGTGACATAACTAAACACTCTATTTTTTCATCTTTAAAGTACGGTATGCAACAACTTAATGACAGGGGAATACCTACACACAAATACATAGTGTCGGCTAAATCTCAGCCAGAAATGGTCTATAAGGGCGTTACTACAATGATAAAGGATTACTGATATTATGTGGCAAGATATTCTTAAAGTGGACAGGTTCACCAATGAAAGTGGCTATAAAGGAATCTATGATGGACAAACTGATGAGGTTTTAATCAACTTAGATAATTTTAATACAGTAGCAAGGCAATATGATGATATGGAAAGAGTTGTTGAGTTTGCTAATGTAGTGACACATGAATTATCTCATAGAGAATATGCAAAAGAACTAGGTGATAGCATGGACGAAGTTCTTAAAGAACTAGACGCTATAACTAAAAAATATGCAGAAGGTAGTTCTCCATTGGATTCTATTGAAAAAAAACTAAAGACATATTATAATTATGTTATTATCAATGAATCGTTTTCATTTGGAAGTGGAAAAGACTATGAGAGATTGAGTCATTTAGATGGAACAAAGGGTTCAACTAGGTCTGTAATGACTCAAGTTCAAAATCACATTAGAAAATTAGTGGGTAAAAAAGACAGACAATTAGAAAAAATGTTGTCTAGACTTTATGATGAAACCATGAGAGCAATTAGAAAATTCAAGAGAAACCTATAGAAAGAAGTACAACAACCGAGGAATAATTATGTTTCAGCAACCTAACTTAATCGCTAGCAATCCCAACCTAAGTAGTGCTTTTTTGCCGCCTCTCATAGCCGCAAGAGCGGCAGGGCCAGTAGATGAGTATTCTTTCCTACAAATTAAACCTAAGAAAAAATTAAAGGAAATTACTAAAGTACTAAAAGCAGAAAAAAAGAAGTTCCTATTCATTAGTTATGGTTGGAAATTTAATCTAAAAGACAGGTGTGTTGTGTGTGGTGTTCACCATGTATGGGATAGTGGGGATTACATGAGGCCCCCTTTACCTCTAAGTCATGTATCTAAAGGCCGTCCAATGCGAGGAACTTACTGTCCTAAACACGCTACACATCACAGACAAATGGAAATGTTACAACAACAAATACTCGCTGACGAGCATGGTTTAGATTTTAAAGCATTTATGCCAAAACCAAGAATGCCCCAAGTTTTATCTAAGGGGCCGCTTACCACGCTATCAAAGGCAGATGTTATTTCGCTAGTCGGAGCGGGTTGGATTATTAATTCACCCGAACCAACTACTGATGAAAACAAATTAGAAGAAATCATTAGACTGACTGACAGAATTAGAACAGACAGTGAAAGAATGAATGCTTTGATAACTAAGAGGGATGAATAATGGGCGTTTTTGGAACAAGTAATGGAGCAGTAATGGGTGCAGTTCAAGCACAGAATGATACCCAATTTAAGACAGTCAACAACTTACTTTCACTTCAAGAGAATCATGTTGAAGAGTTCTTTCAATATCACGGAGAACTGTTTTTAAGTTCACTTGAGAAACTTATGGAAGATGTTATTGAAAGGAGCGTTAGTCAAATGCTAACTAAGTTGGAGTTTTACCAAGACTCTACTACGGGCAACATGAAGGTAAGTACAGATAGTCTAAGAGAATATGAAAAAATTACTCAAGAAAACATTGAATTAGATATGAGTGCTATTCTACAATCGGCTATCAATACGGAAGTCATTAATCAACGAAAGATGGCAAAACAACAGTATCTAGAATCTCAAGGTTTCAGTTCACCACAAGCAACAGGTGGAATGCAACAGCAACAACCTATGATGGGTACGCCACAAATGACTGGAATGCCTAATCAACAAGTACAGCAGGGCGCTTATGGCGCTACTGGGCTGGCTATGAACAACGGTAGTGGCTATCCTATTCCTCCTAGTGGACAAGACAATTACGGAAGACCGTATTGGATTGACCCTTCCACTGGGCAAATGAGTTACGAACCTCCACAAAGCGGATTACACTTGGCACAAAAAGCACAGAAATTAGCGGCTTGGGGCAAGTGGTTAATGTGAAGGTGATTTACATTGGTCAATTTTAAGATTACTCCCAACAGAACCTACGATTTAGATAGTGGGACACAATTAAACGAAGACCTTGTAAATTTTATTTTTTCAGAATATTTACCTGATAGTGAAATAAGTATTCTAGACTTTATAGAAGAACTCGATGGAATAGAAACTAACATTGGTGAGTTTATTCAAACCCTAAATACTTCTATTAGTGAGATTACAAGAACACAATTGAATACTCTTTTAGACGAATATAAATTGACTACTAAATTAACAAACATAGGAACTGTTGATGTTGACATAAAAGACAAAGATACAAAAGAAGAACACCCTATATTTGAGCCAGAAAAAATTACTCTAACCCTTAAAGAACTAGAACCTAAAACCGTAATTGAGCGCCTTAGTGCGCTTGGAGCATTCTCTAGAGATTGGAAAACTCCAATAACCAGTGAAGATGCAGATAAGGCAGTAGATAAAATCATGGACCCAAATAGTGTAGATGATTTGGAAGATTCGCTCTTACCCAAACTAGCAGAAATGCTAATTGAAAAGTTAAAAGATTCAGTTGAAAATACCCGGCGGGGAGTTTCTGCTCAATTCAAACTTGAAGAAGACAAACTAAGATTGCTAAAAATGGAAGGAGTGCCTGTCAATTACATAGGGGGGGACCCTACTACGGCTAGATATAATAAAAGCACTATTGGTGATAATAAATCTACTAAGTTAAAAATAATCGAAGAAGGAAAACCAAATGTTAAGGATATTGCTAAAATACTAGGAAAATATATACCGACAATATATTCATTAGATAGAGTCAATTCTTTTTCCATATACATTTCTGGAGAGGAATATCGAGAAATAGGGGAAGTACATCCTTACACTAAACAAATGAAACTACTTAGAAAACTGGTAACAAAACTTAGTAAATCATATGCGGAACTTAGTGAGGAAGAACTTGAAATAATAAATGGCTCTTCTATTATCAGCCTAGGCGGAAGAAACTTAAAGGGCATAATAATGGACCTTTCCGAAATGACAACGCTACTAGACCAATTAGAAGAACTAGATAAGAATAATTCTCAAGACACTAAAGAAATTAAAACTGCTACAAGTGAACTATCAAAGTTGGACACGATACTAAAGAACTTTAGAAAATTGGTAAATGAAGAAAAAATTAAAAGCACACTTAAGACTAAACTTAAAGGTGGTACAAAATTAGAAAAATATATTTCTTCAAAGGTAAAATTCACAGAAACAGTGGAGAAAGGGTATGCAATAAGTGCGATAGAAAATTACACTCCTACTCGATTGACTCCTGTTATGGTTGCCGAAGGCGCAACTGGGTCGGGTGAAGAGTACAAAAAAAAGAAAACTACTGTGGGCCAACAACGGAAAAACTCTACGCTATTTATTAAACGAGACGAAACACTAGCACAGTACAAAGAAAGAATGAAGGATTTAGGAATGGAACATATTTTGATACCCAAGATACAAAATCTAAATGAATACCAAGAAGAATCTCAAGCATTTTTATATGAAATTACTGATAATATATCGGAGTTAATTTCTGCTTCCGACGAACTAAGAAATAAATACAGAGAATTAGGAGGTAAATAAAATGCCAGTATCATCCTCCCCTAGTGACTACACCACCATAAACCCAAACTACGGTACGGGTAATGGTTTTTATACCGATATTGGAGCAGTTTCCGACCTACTACAAGTCACCCCTTTTACTTCGGGAACTAACCCGTCTGCCGCTCAAGTAGGGGCTATTATCAAAAGAATAGAAGGCATGGTAGATGAGAAAATAAACCGCTCTTATCGGCCTATTATTTGGAAGAACGAATTTAAGGATTTTGAATTTACTCGGCATCCGATTATGTCTTACTATGGTGGGTATGTTGGTTTCATTCAACTGTCACAAATGAAGGTTAGAAAAATTGTTAGTCTTAGAGTATGGGAAGGAAACAACTATCGAGAACTAGCATCGGCACAGGCAAAAATAACTCTGTTGGAAAACTACCGAGAATTGTATTCCTTAACTCTACAGTTGCCTAACGGTGGTGTTTCTTTCCCTCTACTTGCAGAAGGAACAGTTTCTAATCTAGCAAATGATGAATTCTGCACTACCTTTGGAATTAAGACTACCAATGATGAAATAGATGCCCTAATTAATGAAAAGTTTCCCTCCAGTACATCCCAATTTACAGGAGCAACCGCACCAAAAGAAGTTACAACAGATAACCTAAGTGTTTCAGACTTTTTCTTTTCACAGAAGGACGACCAAGACGGTTCTAATCTTTTGATTGCCTCTCTTCTTTCGGGAGATGATGGAGCGGGTTGTTCCCTAAAAGCATCTATTCAGCAGTCTTGTTCAGTAAGCAATAGTAGCAATACTCTAACTGTAGCAGATTCATCTAGAATAATTGTAGGAATGGAAGTGACGGGAACCAACATTCCTGCCTCTACTACTATCTCTAGTATTAGTGATGCAACAACAGTAGTAATGTCTAAAGCCGCTACTGGCAATGCTTCAATAACTGCTACCTTTACTACTACAGAAAACATACCTACCGTATGTAATTTAGTGGAATTCACAGATAAAGAAGACATGAAACGACTCGGTGATTTTTGGACTATTGGAGATGATGGTAAGATATTCTTCATGAAGAAATACCCATTCCACAATAAGAATTCTATTATCGTTTCCTATATTGCAGGTGACGGTAGAGTACCTGCAACAGTTCACGAAGCCGCTACCAAATTAGTGGCGGCAGAAATACTGCGGCATGACGACCAAACTATTATGATTGCTGAAACGGGAGCAAACATTTCAGTAAAAGAAAAGTATGATTTGCTTAGGGCAGAAGGTCTTGCACTAATTGATGGCAAGAAAGATTTGGTCTATATCTTGGATTGATTGGTATGTGGAAAAACATATTAAAAAATAACAGTGATGGTAAAACCCACATTCCTTATCACACTAAAGTAGAATTTATGAATGGTTTGTATCGGGAACTTGTTGATACAATAGAAAGAAAGGAAGGACTTGAGGGTTTTGAGTTCAGCAATGGAATGATTTATTTTCCTAATTACATATTGAGTTTTAACCCAAATGTTGGTCGTCATAATGACGACTTTATATCAAAACCATTTGAAGAAATACAAATAACATTAGATGTAGATTGGTATGATTTGTGGTACAGAGGGTTTGAAGACGAAATAAATGAAATTGCTGATAATTTTGGCGAAGAATACAGATTAAAAGCAGAAGACCAAGGCGTTTATCCTGTCTATGAATACAATGCAGGTTCTCACAATAAAGAAAACGGTACAATTAGTGTGTTTTCAAAAACCTCTAATTCATTCATTGAGTCTCTAATTAAAAACATTCATAAAAAAATAGAAAGTAAATTTGGCGGAAGGTGATTTTTTTTGGTTATGAATTTAGTTTCCGAATCCAAAAAAATAGTCGAAAGACACCAAAAAAGAAAACAGGATATGGAAGTAGTATCTCAAATACTAGGAATTGATATTGCGTTTTCCGAAGAAGAGATTGAGAAATTCATAACAGAAGATATTGAAAAGTATCTCGCTAAGAAATTTATGGAGAGTGTAACATTTGGATGAAGTATCTCTAATGTTAGATTTAATAGACAGTGGTTGGTCTAGTTCTTCTACTGCTTTAGACCAAGCAGGAACTATTGCGTCAGCAGTAGCAAAACCTAATCTAATTGATGTTAGAACCTTGGAAAAAGGAAAGGGAGTTAGGTATGACCTTTCTAGCAAAGATGTGGTTATGGTGTTTGAAGACAGTAACTCAATAGAATATCCTACTGTTCTGTATGATGTTAGGAATGAAATTTATTCCTTTACTTTGCATCTTAGATGCGTTCATGATGAAAGAGCAGTAGGCACATCTTTTACTACTGGCGGAGGGTCATACTCCACTGGTAGTACTAACATGACTCTATCTTCCACTACATCCATAGCAGTAGGAATGGAAGTTACTGGCACTGGAATTCCTGACGGCACAGTGGTTTCATCCATAACAAACAGCACCGTTATTGTCTTATCAAATACCCCAACAAAAACAAGAAGTGGGCAGACTATCAAATTTAATTCAAGAGATAGTAATTACGGAAGAGATAGGATTAGGTCTTTATACTTGATTCTTCGTCATGTGCTTGAGAGCAAACGGCGAGGGTATGTTGCGAGTGATGGTTCCGGCTTTAGTTTAATAGAAGTGGGTAGCAGAAGTGAAGCAAATGACCGAAACAAACGACTCTTTGGATATAAACTAACAGTGGAAGCAAAGAGATACGCACAGACAATCCCCTAGTAAGTTTGTAAAAGGGAGAGGGATTTTATGACGAACAATAATATATTTTTAGGAAGCGGTGCATCGGTGACATTTGTCCCCGAAGTTGATTTTACATTTAAGGGAACGGCTGGAACCGGAAATACTATCGTGACAATGGATAGTGCCTATAGCGCAAATGGAAAATTTCTGTTAGTCAATAATCTATATCAAGGCTGTATTTTGGAATACTACGACAACGGTTCGGCACTTAATGGTGGCGCAGGGCCACTATCGGGTGCGGCGGCAGGAACTATCAATTCGGCTACAATTACAAATGGCGGAACAGATGTTACTGCTTCTCAATCAATTCTATCATATACTTCATCCAGTGTTTTTACCCATACTAATGCGGCAGGAACAGCAGATAATGAAACTGTATCGGGTCTTTCCGGTGGTTCGGGTGCTGAATTACTTCTTACTCTTTCACCGCACACTGTTGATATTACCATGACTGTTTCTGCATCGAATTCTGCAAACTACCAAACAGGGTTTATTGAAATACACACGGCAACTACTACCGGAGATTATGTTTTTGGAATAGTTTTCGATACTCCTAGCGGAATTACCAATACTGGGTCTACAATGGATGATTTTGTAGAAGTTAATATCTCAAACGACCAAACTGCCGTTCAAATAGCAACTGCAATACAAGCGGCTATGACTACTAAAATAAATTCGGGAGACTTAGCCCTTACAGTAACTAGAGCAGGTACTAAACTTAGTATTGCTAATACTGTTGGTGGATTTGTAAATTCGGGTAATATGATAGTTATTGGTGCAGGTGCATCCGGCACACACACTACCATTAGTAACGATGTAGACGGAGGTATTGTTACAGCAGTATCAATTACAAATGCTGGAACTTCTATTAGCGGTGCGGGTAATTTGACAATAAGTTCTACCGGAACAGACCCCGTTATTGCATTAGATACAACCAATTCAGCAGATGTGGTGACTGTCCCAACTTCAATTCATAGAATAACCGCAAACACTTCTAGTACTCTTACCATTTCACCAGCAATAAGTACCACCATAACAGTGAGTGCCACTAATGACTTTTTCGTACTAAAGAGATATGGCGCACCATTACCTGCTCCGGCTTCTACTGCTGTCAAGCGACTAGCGGCAGACAATTGGTTAGGTGTTGTCGATTCACTCACTTTCCCCGAAAATGAAATAGAAAATAAGCAAGTCAATCTTATGGTTGGCGGTTCTAGAAACTACACATACCAATACAAAGGAATTGAAACCGCAGGGGCTACTGATTTAGGAGTCATGGCAAATCACGGTGCTTGGCTTTACTATTTCTTTGGTAAGGCTACTGTTAGTGCTACTTTGGTTTCTAGCGATAATGCTGCGAGTGATATTGCGGCTGATACTGCGGATAAGTTCTATCTAAATCCAGACAGAAGTTCAACAGGAAATCATAGACAGGCTCCACTATTCTATCGCTCTATTGGTACTATTCTTACTCCCCCAGTTTCAGCACTAGACGACCAACATACTGACTTAGATGTACTAACTGCTCCTACAGGAACGGCTACTTCTATTACTCACCCAATCACTTACACAATGACAGAAGAAGATGGAGATAATCTACCATCGTTCTCTTTAGAACAATCCTTTTCTAAACTCTCATCTAGTAATACCTACAGAACTGAAACGGCTAACGAGGATGAAACGGAAAACTTCGTTAGAATTGCTAGAGGAAACCGAGTCAATACTCTCAACCTTACTGCTAACGAAAACGAAGAACTCAAGATGAGTATGAACTGCATGGTTCGTTCAATTCACAATCTAGAAAAGACTGAATCCTATGAGGCTAGAAGGGGAGTCACTGCTGAAACTTCTTTCATCAACTATGATTCTACTGATTCTTTCCGAGAACCATTCTTCTTCTCCGATGGACAAATTAAGATGTTCGGACAACCGTTCTTGAAGATTACTAGTTTCAGCCTAGCCATGAACAATACTCTTACTGATAAGCGATTTATTGGAATTGGAAGTCGTGGAGTTAAGGATGCTATTCCAGCACAAAGAACTTACGAAATGACTTTCAGTGCTATGGTCACTGATGAT